AGGCGATGCACAATGTCAGACAATACATTGGTAAACGATATGGCTACTGATGCCGCAAGCACCACAGACGCTGAAAATCAGGCACAAGCGACTAAAACTTATTCCCAAAAGGAAGTTGATGATATGATGGCGAGAATGAAAAATTCTCTAAAATCAAAATTATTAAAACCTTATGAGGAGTTAGGTGACCCAGATGAACTGCGTCAACTTAAACTTGAAGCCGAAGAAAAGCGTCAACAAGAACAAGTTAAGCGTGGTGAATTTGAAAAAACCTTACAAGAATTAGCCGCAAAAAAAGATGCTGAAATCTCTAAACGAGATGCTGTCATCAAAGAATATAAGATTAATACGCCACTCTTATCAGCGGCAGCAAAATACAATGCTGTCAATGCAGATCAGGTTAAGGCACTATTATCGTCTAATATTCGATTAGGTGAAAGCGGTGATGTTGAGGTAGTAGATAGCAAGGGCTCAGTTCGTTATTCAGACAAAGGTGAACCCATCGGTGTAGACGATTTAGTCAAAGAATTCTTAGACACAAATCCTCACTTTAAATTAGCAAATCCTGCTACAACACAAACCAGAAGCAATATAGTAGATAAAGCACAGACAAAAAAGGTTGACATTACTAAATTAGATATGACCAATCCTGAACACCGTGCTTTGTATAAAGAATATCGCAAGACATCGGGTCTTGCTTAACTTACATATAAGGAAAATTTAAAATGGCTGGTTCTACCACTACTACTCTAAATGACTTGCTACCTGCAATCACAGCAGAAGCAATGTTTGTTGCAAACGAGCGTTCTATTATGCGCGGTCTCGTTAAAAATTATTCAATCCCTGCTGGTTCAGGTAAAACAATTACCGTTCCACGTTACCCAGTTCAAAGTGCTGCCGGTGTAACAGAAGGTGACGAAGTGTCTAACACAGCAGTTAGCACAGATGGTGTAACATTAACCGTTTCTACCGTTGCTATTCGTACACTATTAACAGACTTGGCTCGTACTTCTGCCGCTTCTAATGTTGTTGCAGATTTAGGTCGTTTGTTTGGTGAAGCAATCGCTAAGAAAATTGACCAAGACTTATTGGCTCTATTCAGCGGTTTCAGCAATGGTGTTGGCGGTGCTTCTACAGCATTGTCAGCAGCCGTAGTTGCTCAAGCAGTTGCTAAACTTCGTGCTAACTCTGTTCCAGGCGATGCATTGGCAGCAGTTGTTCACCCATATGTTGCTTATGATCTTAAGAAAGATCTAACAAACACATTTGCTAACCCTAACGCTGGCATCATTCAAAATGAAGCAATGAGCCAAGGTTATGTTGGTATGTTGTTTGGTGTTCCTGTATTTGAATCAGCAAACATTGCTGACACAGGTACAGCAGGTGACTATGTTGGTGCTGTATTCCACCGCGATGCATTAGGTCTTGCTTTAGTTGGTGATATCTCTATTGAAACACAACGTCGTGCTTCTTTCTTAGGTGATGATATCGTTGCTTCTGCACACTATGGTGTTGGCGAATTGTACGACACATATGGTGTTAAGATCACTTCTGATAGTTCATTAGTTGATCCAGCCTAATTAGGAGATAGAAATGGCTTTCATTGAAGAAGCAAGCACCGTAGTAAGTTTCGCAGAGTTTCAAGACGTTGTCAACAAAGATCAACGTTTATTTGAAGCCAATGAGGGCCTTTCTGACACTACCGTAGATGCAAGTCTTGTTAGAGCCACTGAGCGTATCTTAACAAAGTTACGCTCAAGTGATTGGTGGAAAAGTTATTACATTAGACGTAGTAACGCTATCACTTTCACAACCGTGGCAGACGTGCCTGCCTTAGATCCAAATCGTATTATCGCAAGACAAAACGATTTTACAGATCTATGTGTCTATACAGCATTAGCAGATTTTATCCTGCCAAGCATTGCTGATTTTTCTAAAGAAGATTCGGCAGAAAGACAAAAGATGGGCTATTACACACAGCGAGCAGATGAACTCTTTGGTGAGTTAATTACCGCTGGTGACTGGTATGATTTTGATGATGATGCTACTATTCAATCAGATGAAAAGCAACCAGGACAATTTAATCTAAAGAGAGTAAGATGAGACAGAACGTTATCGATTATCTCCAAAATCAGAATCTTGGAAGTTTTGTAACAGCGTTAGAACTTCCCTGGAACGAAACTGGAGAAAATTTATATCTAAAAAATCTTAGAAAGATTTATATAGATGTAGATGAATTTGTAATGGAACCTGTTATTACTACTTTTAGTGGATTAAGTCTAACAAACGAAACTACCAGAGTCAGAATCTATTTCGCTAATGACGCGAAGCAGTTGCCTTCTAACTATGATGAGGTTGTTCAGATCATTCGGTCTGCAAAAGACATACAAACAGACGATGGCTTTGGCCGTAGAGAAGTTGATGTCAATACAACGTATGAAGCAGATAAACTCGTCACAGAAATAGAATTACGATATATTAAACTAACATAAGGAGATTGCCAAATGGCATATATTAACCCAGCACCGGGAACAAGTAATCAAGTTACTTTGACTCTTGATGTGGCATCATCTGTTGATGACATCACTCAAGGCGTAGGTGCATTATCTGTTCCTGCATTGCAAGATATTACAATTAACGCGGCTAACGACGTTTTTACTTGGAGTCAATTAGATTCTACTGCTAAAAAACAAGTTGCTACAACATCTACTAACTCTGTTTCTATGAACTTAGTTGTAGACCAAGCAACGTTCTTCGGAACAAGTTTGAGTGCAAGCATCACTGGCACTATTGCAGAACAAGGTCTATTTGGTTGCTCACGCAACAAGACTCTCGTCAACTTTATTATTAGAGTTGAAAACAGCACATCTGACACTTTCATCAAAGGTGTTGGATACATTACTGGTTTAGCACCAACCGTATCGGCAGATAGCCCAGTATGGGTATCACCAATTACTATTACCGTATCTGGTGAATACACCGTAGCAGCGACTTAATACGCCACGGGAG